CATACGGCACGTTCATTGGCGACTAGGGCCAGGCCAGCGGCGGGATTTTTACGATAACTATTCAACAATCTAGTCACCGTTGCCTCGCCAATATCAGTTGTCCTACCGTCGCCAATAAGATCACTAGCCCGACCGCTAGCCTGATCCAGTAGTGCCTGAGCCCTGTCGTAATCATCTGTACGATTTGTCGAGTATGCGATTGACGATTCAGCCATGTAGACACCGGCGCAGCCAGCGTATACCATGCCAGTACTCTGATCCAGTGTTAGAGCGTGTGCGCCACCAGATAGCGATAATACAGCCACTAGCAAGAGTTTTTTAGCGTTCACGTTCTTTCCTTTTTCAGTGTATAAGTGTATTATACCACAATTCCGATTTATTGTCAAGTGAAAAATGTTGTATTTTTACAACAGCGAAACTCTCGATTAACTTGAGTTCCGCTTCTGTCCTATGATAACTATTTCTTTTAATAGTCGGTCAACCAGGAGGTAAATTACCTCTCCATGTACCACTTTGCATTTTTTTCTCCTTCAAAATACAAACGACCATCTGGTTGTAACGTAACCTTTACATTGTAAAACTTACCATCTGTATATACCTGCTGACCAACAAAAGATGTAGCAGATTTAGCAGTTAACTGGATAATCTTTTGACCGACTCGAAAATTTGGACTGTTCGTGGCAGTAGCAATGCCAACTCCATTTTTCAATTGATAACCATATTTCCACTCTTTACTAGACCAGTTTCCATCTAACTGTTTCAGCCATGACTCAGATGCCGCTGGGATAAATTTTGTTACGGTGTTCGCTTGGTTAACCGATACCTGATTTTGCTGTTTGGCTGTTGGTTGTGATTCAGCGGACTGAGGTTGCGACTTATTTAAAATTGATTTGTATAAATTTATGGCGGACTGTACTTCTTCCATAGCCGTCTTGTACTCGTTTACGTCCTCTTTGGTTTTTAGTCCGTTGAGATAACTAGGATCTTTGCGGGGATCCCAATCATCGTAGATCGTTTGTAGGATTTTTAATCCTTCCGTTCCCTGTTTTTCAACTTTTTCTCTTGTTACTGGAAATACATCATCATTCATAGCTAGTCGGTCACGAATTGGATCACCTGAGTCTTTGTATATTCTTTGATACGGTCCTGGACCCTCGTTGATAACAGGTGCCTGATTTGATTGATTGGCTGTTGATTGTGATCCAGAAGACTGAGTTTGCGGCTTTCTATTACCATTAACTACTATTGGCTCATTACTGGCAACAGACTGTGGATCAATTGCCGCACGAGCCGCAGATTGTGAATTACTAAAATTTCTCGCATCCGGTAGTAACGGTCTAGGGTTCCTGCTTTCCGACTGCACTAAAATGTTAATGTGATTTGATACGTCTGATCGTAATATTTTATCACCGCCTGTTAATCGATTAAGTCTCTCTATTTGTCTTTTTTCAAATAAATATGGTTTATGGTAATCGGTAAGAAGCTTATCTTTCCATTTAGGATTTATTGTTGATGAATTCATCACTCCAAAAAATAGACTATCATACTTTACAAACAATTTACCTTCCTCTGGAGTTAACAATCCAGCGTCATAGTACGGACGAATTGCGCCGAGGCTACGGGCCACGTGCATTATCTCAATTCTAGGAGCACCACTTGGCGTATTCGTATACGCAATCTCACGCTGAAGAGGTGTAGTCGCCGATTGTTGGTTTTGAGCCTGAGCATATACCTGTCCAGTGCCAAGTAATGATGCGCCTGCTATAGTAGCAGCCACAGCAACAAGAACTAATTTACCAGTATTAATTTTGAACTTTGACATTTGATATTACCTCTTTCTATTAGTGTATGTGTATATTATACCACAAAATCCATTTATTGTCAAGTGAAAAGTGTTGTATTTTTACAACACCATCACACAAAATCGTAGATATATTCATTATCCACCGGACCATTCATGATCACCCGATCCGCACCAGAGTAGTCTTTGAGAACCTGGAGTACTCCGTGAGCGTCAGTTTCGTTACATTCAACAAAGAGCGTTCCGTTATAGAAACCAGCCTTACGTGGCTCACCTAAAACCCGTTCAACTTTATCTAACATGACTTTTTCGAAACCCATTTTCTTTCCTTGTTTTATCAGTGTATGTGAGTATTATACCATGAATTCCATTTATTGTCAAGCGTTTAGACGTAAAAAAGTGTTGTATTTCTACAACACTTTTCTGACTACTTTTGACCAATTTTACTGATTATGTCTGAGTATTCGACCTGATACTCAATGTGTTTTCTAAAATTTCTTCGGCGGTAAGCTGTTTTTTCTCGTCTACAGCCTCCGAGAAGCTTTCGTCCATTTTGTTTCGCCAATCTTGAGCTAGAGTTATTCCATCTTTAGCCGTGAAATCTCCGTACCATTCATTCCAGTGATATCTCTTTTCGTCATTCTTGATATCAACAGTGAATAATCGACTAAATTTACCGATGAGTCGTGTCACGAGTTTATTTCTTTCTTTACCTAAAGAAATTCTGATACTACCAGCGCCTAGATTGATAACAATTCCAACCGCGTCGACCTTTTTTTCTTGAATAAGAGTGCTGAAATATCCCGCAATAATAAGTTTTTCGAGTGCGTCAATGTCCTCGATAAAATGTGCGTGTTGTTCGATCTTACGCGCATAGATTTTTGAGAATATTTTTGCGTGTAGTCTTCCTATTCTGGTAGTCTCGTCTACATCGATATCATACATACCGTCTAAGCCATCGACTTGTATGTATGTTGATTCTATAAATCCTGTATGGTCTCGAACACACTCATCGTTGACGAATCTGGCCACACGTACTAAGTTATTTAAATATTGTTCATTCATAATGATATCCAGTTATTCCTTCTTGCCACCAAATAGTGATAGTAGACTCAAAAAGATATTGATAAAGTTCAGATACAGAGAGAGTGCGCCTAGAACCTCAATACTGTTCGCATCGTCTTCAGATACCATTTCACGAATACGCTGAGTGTCGTACGCAGTAAGGCCCAAGAATACGATAATCGCACATGCTGATACTACCATAGCGAGTAGGCTACTACCGATGAATAGGTTAATAATCGATGCAATGATAACTGCGATAAGTCCAATGAACATGAATTTACCTAAACTGTCAAGATTCTGACGAGTAAAGTATCCCCATACGCTCATAGTGCCAAATAGTACCGCGGCACCCATAAACGCACTAACAATACTTGCGCTTGTATACACCACGAAAATAGCGGAGAAGCTGAGTCCCATTAACGCTGCGAATCCAAGTAAGGTTGCCATAGCTACTGGTTTTGGCGGATTACTATTTAGAAATGGTGTGATGATGAACACCGCTACTAGTGGAGCAAACATAACTACCCACTTCATAGCACCTGTGAACAAGAACTTCATAAGTTCTGGCGATGTGCTTGTAAAATAACTAACTAACATACTTGTAAGTACTGCTAGAAACATGTTGTTGTAAACACGAATCATAGCGTCATTAACTTGTGTTGCTGTTTTGATTGCGTACATTTAATTCTCCTTTTTAATATATGGTGCCAAATTTGGTGGTGTCCAATTCAGCGGCTTTAGTATCTTGCCGTCTTCCCGCTTGATTACTTTGCCAGTATCAAGATCGACCTTTGCTGCGTTAGTTCGCATGACTTCTTCCCACGCACCTTCAGCATCGGCACCCATACTATGGATAGCACCGATAGTTACAACGAGAATGTCGATAAGTGCATCAAGTGCATCGACACGATCTTGAGCGGCAGTTAATTCATTAAATTCTTCTTCAATTAAATTACAGTAAAGGTTGTATTGATTTTCATTAAAGCCTTCAACTGTCTGACCACATGCCTGCATGAACCATGCTTGATCCTTAAATGGATTAATCATTTTATTCCTTTTATATTTTTTGTAGTTGCCACTAACAATGTAGAGGCTCTTTCCATACCACCCCAAATTTCTTTTTCAGATATGTTTTGTCCATCATATCGATGATAATATCCTCCAGAAAAAACATAGACATTGACACCAGAATTTCTAGCCAGCGATTGCCATAATTGCTTTGCCAATCCATATTGTTCCCAATCTGATACAAGATCGTATTTTTTGGCAACTAAATTATATACTTCTTTGGTGTAGCCACGCTGTTCTAAACCTTCTGATACTAATACAGATGAGACTTGATGATAATCAGAACTGAGGCCGGTTGGCAATACTGGATACGCAATCCTACGTGTTCCGATGTCTAAAAAATGATTGAAATTTCCAGAACGTTCAAAACCCGCAATAAAGCCGGTCCCAGTATTCTTTTCATATACTTGAATCACATTTCCCGCCACGCTACCCAATAACGAGTACGATTTTGATAATGAAGTCATTGAGATTTGTGATAGTTGTCCCAACGGTAGTTCATCGTTAGTATATTTTGGCATTTCGTTTAATCTTTCTATAGCCTCTCGTAGTTGTTTGATTTCATCAACATTGTTGTTCATTTTATTCCTATACTACTTTGCCTAGACCACACCAAATCAATTGATCTAGTTCAGTCTGGTAATCTTGACCAGTTCTACGTTTTTGATGAATCGAGCGTAAAATTTCTGTGCTATTAGTAATACCGGTGTTATCGGTGTCAATCCAGCCACGACTCTCTAATTCTTGAACTAGATCATCAGTATTGAAATCGGCAAGATCAACATCAACTTCAACTTCTGTGTAAATTGTTTTGTACATTTTATATTCCTAGATTACCAATTGTCGCCTGAATCATCGTAGCCGCCACTATCACCACCCCAATCACCAGAGTCTGATACGCCAAAGTTAGAGTCGGGTACATATGACGGCGCTGGTGGCTCAGTCGGCGGAGTCTCAGCGGGCGCCGCATTAGCTTTATTACCGTTGAGTAAGTGATTAACTAGTGTTGCGCCTGCTGCCACACCTACACCCATTGCCGCACCTTGAGCCAAACTTCCCATCATTCCACTGCGAGCTGCGGGTGCCTGAGTAGTACCTGCAGTCTGAGCGTTTCCTGGAGTGGCAGTAGTAGTTTGCGTCTGAGCGGTTTCAGCCGGCGCAACGTTAGCGTTTGATGTGTACGGAGTAATAGGTCTGTTTTGTAGATTGTACGATGGTGAATATTCTGGCGTACTAGGTTTGCGTCTAAACATAAACATCAACAATAGCAATACCAACAGCCCACCACATGCCCACAAAATCATAGAATCTGTGTCCATAAATACGTTACCCGACTTCTTAATGCCAAGTGCCGTGCGTAAACGTTCTACACTTTCAGGTCTAGCAAAACTCAAGGCAGGATCAAGCGACTGTGACTTTAAAAAGGCCGCTTTAGCCTCGACTTTTTTGCCGGACTGTAATAACAACTCACTTTGTATGTAGTGAGCACGAGCACTGTTAGGACGATTCTTGATCACTTCAGCGATCATGTTCAGGGCCTGAGCACGATCTGTTTGCGCAGTCTGATAAATTTCTTTAACAGTAGGCTCTGCCACTACAACACTTGTAGATAATACAGCGAACGATAATACCAATGCTTGAATAAGTTTTTTCATCCTGTGTTCCTTAAGTTGTATTTAAAATTACTGGTAACCCTGACTAATCAATTCGTTCAACATGTCGAGATCAAACTGCAAGTTCTCGGCGTTTGTTCTTAACAATCGGTACTGTTCACTTAGTGAATCATCGCTACTAGTTACAATCATTAAGTAATACTTAGCGGCTTTTTCTTTTGCCAGTTTAAGTTCTTGTTCTACTAATACTCGTCTGTCTCGTAACATGTTGAATCCTTGATTAGAAATAAATTACTTGATATCTTCTAAATGAGCGGCAAGAGTTCTTGCAAATTTGTTAGCGTGTGAACGCTCAGCTTTTGCTAGAGTTTCAAACCAATCAGCGATTTCATCAAAACCTTCGTCACGTGCAGTTTTTGCCATGCCAGGATACATGTCTGTGTATTCATGTGTTTCGCCATGAATAGCACTTTCAAGTGCCTCTTTAACTGAGCCGGCTGGACAACCAGTTTCTGGATCACCTGAACCACCATCGATCAAATATTCCATGTGACCATGTGCATGTCCCGTTTCACCTTCTGCTGTTGAGCGAAATACCGCAGCCACATCACCCGCACCCGCCACGTCTGCCATGTTTGCAAAATACAAATAACGGCGATTTGCCTTTGACTCACCGGCAAATGCTGCCTGCAACGCTACTTCTGTTTGGGTACCTTTTAATGATTTTTCCATCTTTACTTTTCCTTGTGTGAATTTAATAGAATGTTGATTATATCACGGTTAACGATACCAGTCAACGGTTTTGGATGAATTAGGGAGAACCTAGATTCTCCCTAATTTTACTGCTGATGTTATACTACAGATGATTACTTGATGATAGTAACAACTACCCGACGATCAGGTGACAAACAGTCAATTAATTTTTGACTGACTGCGCCTGTACATTGAGCGGTCTTACCAGTTGGTTGAGTTGAACCTACACCACTAACAGCGTAATTAGCTTTTGCTGCCACGCTCAAATAACGTGCGACAGATTGAGCACGATTCTCTGATAGTGTTTTATTGTATGCGGCTGAGCCGATACGATCAGTGTGTCCAACAACAAGAACATTACCGCCAACTTGAGGGACTAATTTGTCTAGAGCAGCTTTACCGGCAACGGTAAGTACCGCAGAATCAAATGCGAATAACACATCTGAGTCTAAGGCAACTGGCGTTGACTTTTTCTCTGATACCTGATCACATCCCTTGACTGCCAATTCTGGAGTCCACTGACTAGTGCGTAAACACAAGTCTGAACCTGTCTTGACAATTTGTCCGCTACTATCTGTTACATATCCCGGATTGCCTTGTGATGCGACCGAAAACGATACTGCGGCTAGTAAAACTAAAAATAACTTCTTCATTACTTCTCCTTTTTGATAACACTATTTACTCATGATAACAGATGTCAAAATAAAAATCAATAAGAATGGATGAATGCGATAAATACAATTATGGAGATCAAACATGAACCAATCTAAAATTCTTACGGAAGAACAACTGAAAGAAGGATTTACGAACTTGAATCAAAAAATACTGGAAGACATCGAAGCTGCAAAAAAGTTTGTTGAATATGTAAAGGCGATGAAAAAACAAAATGAAAATACATGAAATAATCAATGAAAATCTTCAGCAAATAACTCCATTATATAATATATCAAGTTCGAAAGAAGCCAATATCGCATACGAAAATCTAAATATATTGTTGGAAACTGTAATGACGGGTTTGGAAATGCTAAAAAGTATGATCGGTACGAATAATGATACGGCATGGAATAATTCAATAAAAATGGCCGACGGCTTGATAGCTAGATTCAACTCACGAATTGATGAATATTTAAATATGATTAAAAATAGTGGAAATCAATCATCATTAGAAATATATATTAGAGATTTTGAAAAAATGAAGAACGATCTTGGTTATATACGTCAAATGTTTGATGAGAGTATAAATGAAAATCAACAATACATGGCAGACAATGGACAATCAAGTGCGATTCCTGGTAGAGCCATTGAAAAATCAAAAAAACAATCGGCTAAATCAAAAGTAGAAACTTTACAACGTCGTTGATATTAGCTAAATAAATGTGAGTCGCGGAACGCCAATTCCCACTCACTCTAACGCTTACAGGAGCATCAGCATGTGTATTTACTGCGACACAGATAACTACAAAAAAATTTACGAACATCATCACGGTCCAATTCCAAAAGAGGAAGATGGTCGCTCTTACGAAATTCATCACGTAGACGGAAATCATTCCAATAATGATCCTATGAACTTGATGGCAGTCACTCTACAAGAACACTACACTATTCATGAGTCACAAGGGGATTGGTATGCTTGTTGGCTTATGTCGTGGCAAAGAATGAACAAAACGCCAGAAGAGATATCGGCGTTAGCATCCGCAGTTGCAAATGAACAAGTAAAGAACGGAACGCATCCGTGGCAAACAAGACTCGATGGAACTAGTTTAATATTGGAGAGAATGTCCGATCCAGATTACGTGAATCCTCTGTCAAAACGAACAGACGGAACAAGCGTGTCATCAGACAATGTAACAAACGGAACTCACAATTTTTTGAAACGGTCTGACGGGTCGAGTATCGCTTTAGACAGAGTATTAGATGGAACTCATCATTTATTGAGCGGTGAAATACAGCGTAAGTCAAATGCCAAGAGAATAGAGAACGGCACACATCACATGCTAACTCGTTCGGACGGGACAAGTTATCAACAAGACCTAGTAAAAAACGGAGAGCATCATTTTTTGAGACGGTCAGATGGCTCAACATTCGCTTCCGATCTGATCGCTGAAGGTAGGCACAACACACAAATAATGAAGACTTGCGAACACTGTGGCAAGACTATGAACTCGTTTATTTTTGGTAGATATCACGGCGATAGATGTAAAAAAGCCCCACCGAAGTAGGGCTTTTTACTCTAAGTCATTACGACCTAGAATTGATGTCTAAGTCCAACACCAACCACAGTGCTCTTAGCTGTGTCAACAGTAGCATAATTTACCGATTGACCTGCGTAAGCGTACGCATTGGTTCTGCGAGTAAAGTCATAGCTGTAACCTACGTTGTACGAGCTTTGATTCTGTGCGTTATAAGCATCTTGCATGTTTGTGTTAGGAGCAATCATAGTCCAAGACAACATAACACGTGACACTGGGTTCACAGGAACAGTAGCGCCAAGAATGTATGAGTTATAGCCAACACCTGGTGCAAATACTAGAGCACTGTTGTTGTTAGCTGGGTTAACACCTAGCGTTGCGCCTGTACCGCCAGCACCTGAACCGGCCCAGAAGCCATCACGTGTCTGACCATAGCCAGCTGCCAATTTAACAACTTTCAGATCATATGTACCACCTAAGCTCCAGTTGTTAATCGATTGACCATTCTGTGCTGAAGTCTCAGAGGCATATGCCTTGTCGTATGCTAGAGCAGCATAAACTGGACCGTTAGCGTACTTAGCGCCGAGTGTTAACTGACGTGAGTTGTCAGAGGTAGCAAAGTTGTAACCAGTTGTGCCACCGTTTGATGTCAAGCCAGTTGCGAACGAGTAACCCAAACCAGCTTGAAAGCCGTTCATTACTGGCGAACGATACATAAGTGTATTGTCAAGACGCAAGGTGTTGCCTGATGTAAAGGCATGACCCATGTTTAGCTGACCGAAACCGGCACCAAATGGATCGACTGCGTTAACTAACCAATCACTGGCTAAGTTAGTCATGCGACCTAAACGAACGTCACCGTAGCTAGTGTTTTGTACGCCTACCCAAGCTTGACGACCGAACAAACGACCACCTTGCTGCATTGTGCCGTTACCTAGATCGAAACCGTTTTCAAGTGTGAAAGTGACACGATTGCCGCCGCCGATATCCTCAACGCCACGAAGACCAAAGCGATTACCTGACTGCTGACCATACGCCAAACCGAAGTTAGATGCACCAGAGCCATTGTCTACGCTGACTTTGTTGTAACGAAGACCGCCGTCTAGGATACCGTACAGTGTTACAGAGCTGCCAGATTGCGCAACTGCTGCCGTTGATACTGCCATAGATGCGACAAGAGCCGCTGTTAGTTTATTTAATTGCATTTATATTTTCCTTTTGAAATAATATTTACTACTATACAGCCTTACTAAAATAAAAATCAAGTTTTATGGTAAAATTGATTGTACAAGAATCCATCCCTTGACGCTCTTTTTTCTTGGGTTTTTATTTATTAAAAAACTAATATTGCCTTCGTGTAATTTATACGCTTTTATAAAATCATAACGTTTCATTAACACTTCCTCGTTAGTTTTTAAATTTTTCCAATGATAAATTGTATTATCTTTTAGTTTTCGTGTTTCTCTATTAGGATCAGCCCAAGCCGCAAGACTTGCCTTACGCTTATTCTCTCTCGCTTTCAACGTGTTATGTGATTCTTTATGGCGTATTATACGCTCTTCGCCCCATTCAAAATTTCCTCCTCCTCCGGTTTCTGGAATTCTATTTGCCCAGATTTTGTTTCCAAAGTCATCCATCGCATTGACGATTTTGTAATAGTTGCTCCAGTATCTTCCGGCGTCTGTCAACTCATCCCATAATTCAGTTTGAAATATTATTTCCGTAGTGTGAGCTGACCCATATTTTCTAAGATGAGTCATCCAATCTACGCCAGACCCCCGATATCTAAATGGATTCTGTTTCGTCTGACATAGATATTTTAATCCTGTATGTTGATGTGTTTTAATTAACAAATAGTACATTACGGTTATTTAGCAAATACATCAAGTGTAAATTAATTTTTATCGTAGATTACGGTTGAGAGATTAACTTATCATCAATCACAACTACCGAGACTACGTTGTTGACTCTAAAACTACGCCATTCTTGTCGATCTAAACACCAGGCTGAGATTACACCGGGTACTGGCGTTTTAGTTTTAGCGTTTTCAGTGATTTCGGTCACTGGTTTCTGCGGTAATACATCTGCGCGTAGGGTACACGGCATCACTCTGAGATCGCCGTTTACTTTTTTGAATGTTACTTCACAACTATGTGATTGTAACAATTGTATAATTTCTTCTGAAGATAAAATTTTATTTTCCATATATTATTCGTCTGTTCCAGTTAGCGGCAAACCATTACTATGTCTAGCGCGAACAGTGTCTACATCTTGACTCATACGTTTTTCTTGCTGAGTAGGCTCATCAAAGAATTTACGTGGATTGCCGCACATCACGCAGTTACTATCACCGCATGTAGTGGCAGAACGTTTTGCAAACTTGTGAGGATTGTCTGTTGGAAATCCGTGTGCCTTTGCAATTTCAAGTTGACGATCAATTGCTGCTTGATCTCGGTGAAGTCTACTACTATGCTTGAGTTTGTCTTGTTCAGTGCTCATGATATGACTCTCCTTAGTATTTTACTTAGTTTACACGAATTGTGTAATAAGTTCAACTATTTTGGACGAATCAAATTGTTCCATTTTGATAAATACTATCATAATAATAAGGAGAGACAAAAATGTCCGAAAAAGCAATGAGTGCAAGTGAAAAGAAGAAAGAAGATTGGATGAATTCAAAGTGGCGCCCGCTAATGGGATATATGTACATGGCTGTATGCGTGGCGGACTTCATACTGTTTCCGGTGTTATGGAGTTTGGTTCAGGCAGTACACGGAGGTTCAGTTCAAACACAATGGCAGCCTATAACATTAGCCGGCGCTGGACTATTCCACGTTGCCCTAGGAGCTATTTTAGGTGTTGCCGCATTTGGTCGCACACAAGAAAAAATAGCGGGCGCAAACAATGGCGGAATCACATCACCCGCCGGTTTCAGTACACCAGGTTCCAATTTTACTCCAGCTCCCGTGATTCAACCCGCACAATCAACACCGTCGCCATTTACAGCGGCACCGTCAACGAGCGGTATTACTCTGTCATCAACCGGCAAGGCAATGCCTGAACAACCACCAATGCCAGTACTCTAAAGGAAAAATAAAATGAAAACACTATTTGCAATCGTATTATCAGCATTCGCTATCACAGCGTTTGCACAAGACGCTAAGAAAGATGCACCCGCAGAATCACCCAAGACAAAATTAGTATGTATGGATGTCGTGGGTAAAGATGGCAAGCCTGTCATTCTAAAAGACGGTAAGACACAACAAAATTGTCGTACTATTAAAATTCACAAAAAATTCGAGGGAACAGAAATCCCTCCAAAGAAATAAAGGAACAATACTATGTCAGGATTTACATTTAACTTTACTGAACAACAACTAGCACAAATGATTCCTGGGAACCCATATGTTCCTCAGTGGTATAAGGCTCTATGTATGATTCTTCCTGAGTATGGAATCAATACTCCCGCACGAGTGGCCGCATTCGTAGCTCAATGTGCTCACGAGTCGGGTAACTTCCGTCTACTCAAAGAGAACTTAAACTATCGTGCTGAGAGCTTAATGAAGGTATGGCCAAGCCGTTTCCCTAATATCGAAATCGCTCGCCAGTACGCTATGCAACCAGAAAAGATTGCCAACAAAGTCTATAGCTCACGTATGGGCAATGGAGATGAGGCATCTGGTGATGGTTGGGCATACGCTGGTAAGGGCCTAATTCAACTAACTGGTAAAGATAACTATTCCTGGTTCGCAGCATCGATTGAAACTCCGCTCGAACAGATTCCTGAATATCTACAGACATTTGAGGGTGCCGTCCAAAGTGCCTGCTGGTTCTGGGAAGTCAATAATCTTAATCAGTGGGCAGATGCCGGTGATATTCTCACACTAACCAAGCGTATTAACGGCGGAACCATTGGACTCGCCGATAGAGAAAAACACTACGCTCATGCGCTACATGTATTGGGTGGAGAAATCAGCGAATCATCTCATTCCAATAGCGGACCAGATATGACAACTACTATTCGTCGTGGCAGTAAAGGATCAACCGTTGCCGCGGTACAGGCAAAATTAGGTTTAACCGCAGATGGTGATTTTGGTCCAGGAACTGAACGAGCACTGATGGGCTGGCAACGAGAGAACGGATTAGAACCGGACGGTATTGCTGGACCTCTAACTCTAGCTAAAATTCTAAGTTGATTCGACTGAATACATAAATAGTAATATGAACTATTTAGTCATTTATAATAATCTGATTCAATCTAGAAAAGTCCTTGAAAGAAAAAAGGGACACGGTGAATATTATGAAAGTCATCATATTGTTCCAAAATGGTTAGGTGGCGGCGACAAGATTGATAATCGAGTATTACTCACGGCGAGAGAACACTTCTTGGCTCATTGGTGTTTATGGAGACATTATCGTGATCGTCCAAGTGCGTTGGCATTTCATAAAATGATCAAGAGTTCTAACAGTAAACAAGAAAGAAACTTTAGTTCACGAGAGTTTGAATTGGCTAGAAAAGCATTTGCTGAATCTCAGACGGGAGAGAAAAATCATATGTATGGTAAAGTATCACCGAATAGAGGAAAAACTAGTCCGAATAAAGGTAAAAAGTTAGATTCACGTCCCCACTTGTCCGGAGACAATAATCCTGCAAAGCGTAATGATGTTAGAAAATCTATCAGTGTTTCATTGAGCGGTGTTCCGAAATCAAAAGAACACATTGATAAAATTCAAGCCATCTTTTTTGCCGCGCCAAAAATTCGTTGCGAACATTGTCAAAAAGAAGTCGATTATCGAAATTTTGGCAGATGGCACGGTGATAACTGTAAATTGGCTAAAATTTTAGAATAATTAGAGTAGTCTAATTATCATCTTTTGGTGATGGCGTTGATTTTTGCTACTGCCTTATTTCTTTTTGGCGGAGTGTATGTTTTTCCTGGCATTGCGCTCATCGATCCATTTGATGCTTCGTTTAAATCATCGTCCATAGATTCTCCGGCCGCGCGACTCTTCAACTCATTAAACATTCTAATATATTGTTCGCCTGAAATAGAATTAGATGACTGTATTTGTTTAATGTACTCATCAATTTTTTTATTAAAATCTAATAATAGCATTGGAAGAAATTTTCTCATGACATTCAATTCTTGATTTATATCAGGAGAAGAAGTTACTTCCGGAGAATTATTAATGCCAAGATTTATATTTCTTAACATCGCCGCTTGAGAGGCAAAACTTTCATACGCCTCATTTATTTCGCTAAGAGGGTTGAACTGTTTGTTTTCGAGTATTATTTCAGAAATTCTCATTTCACTGTCTTTTAGTTAATCGCAAATAAGAATTGTACAATTTGGAAATTTTCTCCCCAAGTTCTTGACGTTCTTGTTTTAATCTGGTCCATTCTTTGATTTCGGATTCGGTTAATTGTTTCTTTTGTTCCATATCAAATCTCCTCGATGATAGTATTTATCGTAAGTGATAAATACAATAATAAAAGGATAAATCATGTGGCAAATTATGTGGCTGTTCTCTCTGTTACCAGATTTTGTATATCACGTTTTGTTGATTATTGGCATCTTGGCTTTTGCGGGCAGCTACATTCTGAAGATGGTACCATTCTTTGTACAGAATGCTTTTATGATTCGTATTGCCAGTATGATACTTATTATCTTTTGTGTATGGGTGGAAGGTGGTATGGCCGTTGAGGCAAAGTGGAAGGCACGTGTTGCTGAACTTGAACTCAAAGTAGCAAAGGCGGAACGAGAGGCCGCAGAAGCAAATGGCAAAATCGAAACCGTGTATGTTGATCGTGTACAAACTGTAAAAGAAATACAGTATGTTACTGTTAACAAAATCGCCAAAGATGCTGCCAAGATTGATAAGACCTGTGTCGTTGACGCAGAAGTTATTAAAATCTTAAACGGCGCCGCACACACAGGAGCAAAGAAATGAAATCATTACTAGCAGTATTACTAGCGATAGCCCTAACCGGTTGTGTCGCACCAGTCAAGCGTGAATTCCCACGAGTACCAGATCAATTGATGAAGCCTTGTCCTGAATTGATTGAAGTTCCAAACACACGTAAGTTAAGCGAAGTACTAACTGTCGTGACAAAGAACTATGGACAGTACAATGAATGTGGTATTAAAGTTGATAGTTGGATAGAGTGGTATACACAACAGAAGAAGATATTTGATTCTGTTAAGTAATAGTAACAATAAAAATAATAATAAAGGTGTACTATGAATGAAGTATTTAAACTAATCTCAGATTTGGGATTTCCTATTGCGGCAGCAATTGCCGGTGGCTACTTTATGTTCTTAACAATAAAGCTCTTACTAGCTGGTGTGTTATCGGCAGTAAAAGGAATGATGGGCATCATCACGGCACTTGATAATCGTGTTAAAACTATGAATCATGAAGTGTTACGAATCGATGCGCTTGTTAGTAACGCACTGGGCTTGAAGCCAGACTTGGATCGTATCGCTCGTGCCGATGGCAAGACCGATGCTCGTAGAGATTAAGGAAACAAAATGACTGAAATTATTGACGCAATCAACAAGTATGGATTCCCTATCGTTGCCGCTGTTGGCATGGGCATGATGATCAAGTATGTATTCACATGGGCTACAAAAGAAATCAAGCCTGTTATCAATGAAGCGAACACTGTGCTAATCGCACTGATTGATCGTATACGTATGTTAGATAATGATCTATTGAGATTAAATCAGAAAGTTAACACTGTACTACACTTACGTGGCAAGACTATTGAATTTGAACGAGTTGAATCAGAAAAACACATCAACGACATAGATAAAGAAAAACAATGAACCGACTCGTAGTGTTAAATACAAGATGAATATAATCATATACACGCTAATAGTTACTCACATTACAATCTTATGCGTTACTTTATTTTTACATCGTGGTCAAGCTCATCGCGGTATTGAATTCAATCCTGTACTACAACACTTTATGCGATTTTGGCTGTGGCTGACAACAGGCATGGTAACCAAGCAGTGGGTAGCGATACACCGCAAGCATCACGCCTATTCAGACAAGCCCGGTGATCCGCACAGCCCGCATGTTTACGGAATCTGGACGGTGTTTACTCGTGGCGCCCTACTTTATAATACTGCAGGCAAAGACACAGACATGGTCGACAAGTTTGGCGTAGGTACTCCTGATGATTGGCTAGAGCGTAATGTGTATTCTAAACACAGTAGATTAGGCATTGTGCTAATGGGTCTCGTCAACATAGCACTGTTTGGCCCCGTAGGACTGATAGTGTTATTAGTGCAAATTTTATGGATACCATTTTGGGCAGCAGGCGTAATCAATGGCGTTGCTCACTGGTGGGGATATCGCAATGGCGTAACTAAGGATCAGAGTCGCAACATAGTACCCTGGGGCATTATCGTGGGCGGTGAAGAACTACACAACAATCATCACCTTGCACCAGCAAGCATTAAATTATCACTGAAGTGGTGGGAGTTTGATATTGGATATATGTGGTTAAGAATATTTACCACTCTTAGATTAGCTAAGATAGTCGAACGCTAATCTTATTTGGACTGAGCAATAAACACACCATTCCAATCAGCCGGTAGACGCTGTGTCTTTTGAAATTCACAGCGTTCAATCCACATCTCATAGTAGTCTGACATTTGTCCATCAAACTCTGACTTAAGTTCTTCGCACATTTTGATTGCATCATCGAACTTTTGATCACGATACAGACGGTGCATCTCATCATGTTCTCTTTGTGATCTAACTTGTCTCATTGTAGCATCGCCAATCGCACTCAACACAGTATAGATGCCAACGCCTACTGACTTGCCCTTG